CTTCCAACCTCTGCCATCTATTGCTAGTATGTCGCTGTGATCATAACCTGAAGTTAAAAAAGCATAAGCGGAGTGCGATTGATGATGATCAATGTAATACATTTCGTCTTTGTGATAATGTTCCCACAACGTTAAAGGTTTGAAATCTAAAAAGTTTTTGTTGGGGAAATGTTGATCCAATAAATCAGACACATATTCTTGTCCAAGGTTGCTAACAGTGAAAGCAAACACATTGTCCTGCGTCCTATTTTTAAATGCTTCCAGCACGTGTTCTTTAAAAAATTTCTGGCTTGGAAAAGCATCATGTGGATTTGCAGGATTGAGATTGTGCCGTTTCCTATTTTGTCGCTCAATCTGAATATGCACATCACCATTGTATGTGTTGTGATCATGTATGTTCAATGCCACTGCAAATATACTCATTATGCGTTGGGCTCCTCTAATGCAATTTTTTCTAGTATTTGCAGTTTGCGTTTAATTGGTCTTGGAGGAATGATGTCCATACAACCTCTACAATAAGTTTCAAACTGAAACAAATTAAACGTCATCATTTTGTCTACATTTTCTTTGGTTATGTCAAACTGTCTAGAACCGTTAATCACTTTTCTACTGCAATGTCTAATTTTTTGCAATTCAAAATCTACTACTGGTACTAGCGGAAATTTAGCACAAATACGTCTGTCCAGTTCTGGTGCTTGAATCATTGTGTGATCACCATGATAGTCAGGTGATCGTGAATTATATTCTTTAAATTCTGTGTTTTTGTGTTTCAAATAAGACAAGTCATGTAAGTCTCTGTATTTGAAGTATCCAGGAGTTTCAATAATCAAATTGTAATTGTTTTTGTTATTCTCTGGAAGGAAATCAAAGTTGCCCAATTTTTCAATACGATCTTCGTAAAAATCTAATACCAGATGTTCTATGTAGATTATTTCAGGATCTTCCAACACGTGTGGATATCTTTTTCTTATGAATGAATTGGACATCACTTGCACTACAAGATTAGGATGTTTTTTGATTTCTGCAATAACTTCATCTAGATTTTTTATCAGACCAGGCTCACCACCCAACAAACAGATACGTGTTTTGTAGGGACTCAAATATTCTACTGTGCGTTTCAAAAAATCCATATCCACAGTCAAATTACGCATCTCCAAAGTCCATGCTGTACAGTAGTGACATGACTTGTTGCATGATTTAGATAGATAGAAATCAACCGAAAGATAGTCTGAGTTTTTTAAATCTTTTAATGTTAAGATATCTTTTTTCATTATATCATATTTATTGACACAAATTTTTGGTTGTGCCTGTCTAGGTTATAAATATCATCATGAACAGAATAGTTGCTTTTGGTTGCAGTAATACACAAGGACAGGCATTGCCTGATTTAGAAGATGGCGATAATAATGTGAGTGAATATGCTTGGCCGTCTGTTTTGGCAAAAAATTTAGGCTTTACGGTTTGGAATCGAGCCCACGGAGGAGCCAGCAACAAATTAATTTTGCACAGATTGTTAAACACTGATTTTGAAAAAAACGACATTGTCGTAATACAGTGGACTGCTTTTTGTCGAAGTTGTTTTATTGACACAGATAAAGTTTTACGTATGCTACCATCAGACATCACCAGACCTAAAATAGACAATAAAGAAGCAAATCGACTGCACTCTGCATACTACTATGAACATTTTGATTCTGATCACAATGCTTGGTATGACAGCATGGTGCAAATAAATCTTGCGAAAGCACATCTTGATTCTTTACAACTTAAAAATTTGCATTTTACTTGGGATCCTAGTCCATATCAAATTAAAAGACCTGCATGGAATAAGGTAAATTTAATATCAAAAAAGTTCAGCAATGTAGACTTTGCTAAGGATAATGATCATCCAGGGGTAAAATCGCAAAAATTAATGGCTGAATTTATGCAGAAGCATTTAGAACTGATACTTTAAAATTCATTTTTGAACACAACTTTACCTGTCTCAGGGTCAACAACTTGCCAACTTTGTTTACGTTTTGACTTTTTAAATTTTGCACATATACTATGACATTCTGGCGGTGCTATATTTTTTTTAAGATTTTTGTAGAATCTTTTCCATTCTTTATGGTTTAAAATTTTGTCAACAGTATTCGTGGTGTCTATTTTACTGACTTTTAGTAATTTTTGTAAAAGTGGATGATTAAGATTGTTTGGTGAATCTAGATAGCAACAAGGGAGAAGTTCTTGTCTGTTTGTTATAGCAAAGGATATTGTTCCTTTTATACATTGTGGATCAAGTTTAGACATATATTTTTTTAGTGGTTTTGTAATGTTCATAATTAATTCTAGTTCTTCTTGAATTTATAAGTTGAAAGAAAATTTTATTGTCTTTGGCTATTTGCATGGCTGTATCTACATCTTTTTCATTGTACTTGAAGACTATGTATTGCCAAATTGGTGTGGATCTGAGATATTTTTTTGCTTCTAGCATTATCTCGAACAATTTTTCACCATCCTGATTTATTCTATACTGGTTGCTGTCTTTAGGTAAGCCGTCAATGCCAAAGCACCACTCACAATTTGGATATTGTTGAAACATTTTTACATACCATTTTTTAGGTTTAAAAGATGATGCAGTATGAATTGTTGCTCTTATATTTTTTTTCTTACACATATCTAGAATTTTGTCAAATTGCGGATGATGTATTGGATCTGAGTACTGTCCACAAAAGTCAACTCTTGGAAAATGATTTGTAATTACGTCGAATACTTCCAATGACATATCATGTCCTGGAACTTTTTCATTGTTGTCTGTGTAGAGTTTTTGTCTTTGGCACAATGGACATAACAGAGGACATCTGTTAGTGATATCTAAATTAACCCACTCGTTTTTTTTCCTTGTCCAGAATAAATTTGAATGTTTATTTTTCATTAATTGCTTCTTTAATGTATTTAATTAAATTTGCAATCTCATTTTGTTCCAAGTAAGCATGGACAGGCAAAGATAGTATTGTATCTGCCACTTGTTTAGAATTTACGCAATCATCTTTCACGTAATCAATACTCCATGCATTGTACATAGAATTTTCTGATAGTGGAGTTTCATAATGCACAGAAAGATTTAGTTTATTTTTTACTTTGTTTCTTGTTTCTTTGTCTTTGAATTTAATTGTATATTTGTGCCAGTTGTGTTCAACATTAAAAGGCACAGTTGGTGTTTGTATGGGCAAATTTTTAAAAGCACTGTTGTACGTCATAGCATTTTGCTCTCTTATTTGCCTATCACGTGTTAAATTTTTTAAACGCAATTGAATTATTTGTGCATTCAGCACATACATTCTTGAATTGTATCCAAGCATTTCATAATCCTTGCCTTTTCCATGACGTCTTAATTTTTTAACTGTGTTTGCCAATTGTTCATCGTCTGTTAAAAATATTCCACCACCATTTATTCCGGATATAACTTTGTTTGTGTTAAAACTAAATGAACTGCAATCGCCAATAGAGCCTGCTTTACGGTTGTTGATGCGTGAACCTAAACTTTGTGCCGCATCTTCCACAAACATTATGCCATTGTCTTTGCAATGTTGTTCAATATCAGTAGTATCACTCATGTTGCCAAACAGATGCGTGTATATCAACGCCTTTGTGTTGGGTGTGGTCATACGTTTTATACTGTCTAATGAAATATGACAAGTGTCTGCATCTATATCACAAAAAACAGGAGTTGCTCCAACCATGCTAATGCATGATGATGTGGATATCCAACTGAAGTCTGTCACTAATACCTCATCACCTGGACCTATATTCCTACTCTTTAATGAAAAATGTAATGCATCGGTGGCATTGGCAACACTGACTGCATATTTTCTTCCTATCAGTTCTGCAAACTCTTTTTCAAACTGTTCGCAGTTCTCATAGTTGCTTTGCGACATAAAATCATCAAACAATTTAAGATATGCATCTTTGTTTTGTTGATATTCTCTATCCCAACCTTCATACGGTATCATTTAATTCTTCCATTGCTTCTAATATGGGTGCTATGTTTGGTTTTGCAATCTCTCTTGTCCAATACACACTGCCGCCATCATGAATTGATTTGTCTCTCATATAAATTACTTCTTTTCCAAAGTGTTTGCACTCTTGAAATATTCTAGGAGCAGGGTCAAATGTGTCTTTGGTGTACACATATGTTTCAAACATACTCATAATGTTGTCAACAGGCACAAATACATTGTTATTTTCCATATTAACATAGTCTGCTTCATATGTCAATATGCCATGATCCGGATAATCCTTGATTACTTTTTCAACAGTGGCATAGTATCTTTGATTGGTGCCCAAAAATAAATGTTTGAACTTTATATCATCTACGTGTGGCTTGTAGATATCAAAGTTAATAGTTTTCTCGAAGTGTTTGCCCACACCTTTTAGATAGACTTCTGTATCACACAAATCTACAATGCGTTTTGGTGCAAAAAACTCCACAGCCAACGGATATTTTGTAGGATGATTTTCTGAATACACTGATATAACTTTATCAGCAAATAATTTACGTAAAATTTCTTGTTGTAATGTTGTGCATTGGTCATAATCTTGCCAAGCCAATGTCATCATGCTTCTGCCCAGTATAAATGTTACATCTTTGTTGTCTACTGTGATGTCTTCAAACACAATGTTGTTGCAGTGAATGTATTTGTTATTGATTACCTGAATATAATCTTCTCTAGTGAATTTTCTATGTGTAATCACAACAACTCTAGCGTCAATGCCTGCATCATTAAGCAAAGTGCAATATTCGTAACTGTAATAGAATAAACCGTCGACAGGTTTGCTGGATACAACAATATTAATCATTATTTAATTTCGGTGACGTTTATAATTCTATTTCTAAAACTATTAATCTTGCTTTCGTGCTTTTTAGGAATCTCATGCAGGTCACCATAAGGGTCTGCAACTTTTTGTCCACCATGTATGTTTATGTTTACAATTTTTACTTTGCGTAATTCCTTACCCGTCCTTGGGTGTGTAGGCAAATCATCACGTGTTGTGTTTCTACTGCCATTTCCTGCACCAATCATTATTTCAGGATCATCAGCCTCCCAACGTGGTCTTCCTTCCTGCGGGAAACCTATACCTATGCCATATGCAATTTGCTTTGTGCCTGCTTTTACTTCTTCTAGTATTCCTAATTTTTTCTCCCAAAAGTCATTTCCATCTAAATCATTGTGACTTTTGTTACAGCCTGTTGCAAGTCCCATACTCCTAGCGGCTCTCATCACTAGCCCCATTGCAATACCAATGCTGACATAAGCATTTTCCCAACGTGCAGGAGATTTATTTGATTTTAAAGTACCATCACTTTTACAATTCAATTGTGTTTCAGGTTCTTTGGCAACAAACAATATGTAAAGGTTTGCATTTGCCTGAGTGTTTCTCCAAGTGGCTGGCGGAGTTCTAAAATGAGTATGGCCCCATGTGTATTTTGATATTTCTTTTATAACTTTTCTGTCTGCTGTCCAATACACATCATAATATGCCTCAAATTGTTTTGATGGTGAGTTGGTGCAGTGCCATAATAGGTAGTCAATGATTTCTGGTGGCACTTCTTTTGAGTAGTCCCAATTACGTTGACACTTTTGCATCTCGCGAATCACTTCTTGTTCTTGATCCCAATTGTAAAAAAGATGTTTTACTTGCGTGTTTTTCTCCGCACTAAAACGTGGCAATTCAAAAGGTGTAGTAGGTTTCTTATTCATATTCTTAATTTTTCCTAGAGCGATTTAACCCTGATAAATATAGTTGTATTTAATACATTTTAATTTATGATTTTATTATATGGATATATCTTATACTGGATTTTGGCGGCTATTGGCATCACTTGGGGGTACCATAGATACTTTGCCCACGGCGGAAAACAACAGCACCCTGTATTAGAAATCATCTATTTGTATTTTGGTTTACTGTGTGGGGGAAGAAGTTTATTGACTTGGGCAGGTGTTCACAGAATGCACCATGCTTATGCCGACACAGAAAATGATCCTCATAGTCCAAAAAATCATCCTTGGTATGTTGTGCTGTTCAGTCTTTGGAAAGTAAAATCTATTCCAAGAAAATTTTTAATTGACTTGATACGTAACCCAAGAATCATGTTTTTCCACAAATATGGAAAATATATTTTTGCAAGTCATTGGATGATTACTTTTTTAATTTTTGGTGTCAATGCTTTGATCATTAATTCAATGATATTAATATTATCTTACATTGGTTTTGGAGTGCTTAATTTTTATGGACATGATGCACAAGGACCAGCCAATAATTTGTTAATAAACTTGATTGCACCTTTTGAAGGCAATCATAAAGATCATCACAATTACAATCCTAAGGCATCAAATGTTTAATCGAGACAGCAGTGTAGAATGGGTAGAGATGAAGTTCGTTGTTCCAACCAACGCAATTTTACGTGAGTACAAAGAAATAAAAGACACACTGATTAATCATAGACCAGAAGACGGACACAAGGATTGGTACGCAGTGACTTTGTTTGGTTTTGGGTCAGACAAGACAAACAGTCATTGGGAATATAGACAGAAGGGAGAAAAACCTTTTGTTACTGAAGTAGGGAAAAAATGTCAAGGCACTTTGAAATGGGTTAACACTTTACCATATTCACGGATTGATGATGTTAGATTTTTAGTAATTAAACCAAAAGGATATATCACAAAACACATAGATGTTCCAGAAAGAAATTGGCTTGAACCGCTCAACATAAGTATTACGTATCCAGAAGGAAACAAATTTATTTTAAACAATAAAGAAATAAAATATAAACCTGGTATGAGTGTTGTGTTGAATATACATTATGAACACTATGTAGAAAACAACTCAGATGAAGAAAGAGTGCATTTATTAGTACATGGAAAAAAGAACAAAGAGTTTTGGAACGATGTTGACACCTGGCCACAGTAATTACGAAAGTAAAAATTCAGAGTGTGATGTTTTAACGTTCAAGCCTGAAGACAGACCAGACATCATAGAAAAATTAAAACAAATTTCTTTTGATGATTTAGAACAAAAAGAAGATTATGTTACTATTAATTGGTCAGACTTTGAATGTATCACTGTGTTGCTTAAAGATGAAGCAGTGCTAGGTTTTAGTTCTGTTTGGCACCGTCCGGAATACTATGAAAAAGGTGAAGTAAGAATTTTGAATAGATACTGGGAAGATGCAAGTTTAAGAAAACCTGGGAGAGATATTGTAAGACCACACTTGTTGGCAACAATAAATCACCAATTGGAAATTGCAACAAAATTAGGTTTTACAAAAGCATTCATCAGTAGATGTAGAAATAGATTGTACATGAAGAAATTATTTTTAGAAATAGAAAAGAAAACAGGAACAACGTGGCAGTTTAGTGATGACAAAGTTCTTGTTTGTAGAAAAGAAAACCCAAGATGCTGGCAATACAAAGGAATACATGACATTAAAAAAGAGACATGATTTACCACCATTTAAAAAGTTAGACATAACTTTTGATGTAGATAAAATTATTGAAGTGGTACAACAAATGCCAGTAGAAGTGGACGATTTAAAAGCGAAAGACGGCTATGGTGAACTTGTAGGAGGTAAATCTCCTAAACTGCAAAAAGCATTTGGCTTAAAATTTGACTCTATTGAAGATGCTTATAAATTTTTACAAGACAACGATGTTGAAGAATCTGAGTTTAGAAAAGGTTTAGGTGGAAAAAGAATGGCGTGGGATTATAGAAACTATGTGAAGCCATTTGAAAATTACATACAAAAAGATGATGATGGTAGATTTGAGGTCAACGGGTCTCCATACAAACAAATTGCCCTTTGTCAATACAATCCAGATATGGAAGATAGAGTGTATGATAAAAAAATACCTAAAAACAGATTAGATGAAAGACACTACAACAAAATAAAAGACTGGGTTAAAGGAACTTATTTAGAAGAAGTTGTTACATCATTTAAATCAGAAACAACACGTGCTAGGATTGCCATAATGGATCCAGGTGCTTATGTGGCAGAACACATTGATTACAACACAGATTATTCTATTAGATTTCACATACCCATTACAACAAACAAAGATTGTGGTTTTTATTGTGTGGTAGACGGAGAAAAAGTATATCAAACAATGGAACCAGGATCTTGTTGGTTTTTGAATCAAGGATTAAGACACAGTGCATGGAACAAAGGCACCACTGCTAGATCTCATATAATTGTTTCTGTAGATGGTCAAAAGGATTTAGATGAATAAAACTTGGCACAAAAACTTTTTTATTGAAACAGATTACAAAGTAGAACCTGAGTTTTTCGATGACTACTTCAATGACGAATGGGAAGATAGTAATCAATTGTATTCAGAATACGTGAGTGATGCTACTGGTGGAAAAAACATGAATAAATTTTACGTACAAGAAATTAAAAACTTTGATAGGAAATTGTTAAGATTTATTAAAAGTATTTGGAACCAGTTTGGGATAAGACCAAAAGAATTTAGATGCAATTTCTTTAAAGTTCTAGAAGGTGGAGAGTTGCCTTTACATGCAGATGTAAAAAGCAAATGCTCATTTGTTGTGCCTATTACAGAAAACACAGGTGCATTGTACTTTGATGATGGCAATGATAGTGACAGTATTTTATATGATTCAATGGTTGTGCTAAACACTAAAAAACCTCACGGTGTTAAATCTCCATCAAAGACTCGAATAGTATTTCATATGGGAGTTCATGATGTCGGATTTGAAAAATTACTTTAGATACAACGTTAGAGAATACTTTGAACAGTACATAGATTTCAGCAATCAGTCTGTGCTAGACTTTGGGTGTAATCATGGCAACTTTATTCGTTATACTCCACACAATGAATACACAGGAATAGACATTAACAAACAAATCATTGACATTAACAAAACAAAATATCCGCAATACCAGTGGTTGTACTACAACGGATACAATTATATGTACAATAAAAAAGGAACAGCAAAATTGCAGTTAGAAAACAAATATGATGTTGCAGTATCATTTTCAGTGATTACTCATATGTATGAAAATGAGATGTTAGAGGTCGTTGATACACTTAAAAAAAATTGTAGCAAGTTATTACTGTCATACTATTCAAACACCAACAAAGACGCATACGAAAATATTTGTAGATATAGAAACTTAAAAGCAGACAACTGGAAAGCAATAAGTCAAAGTAATGTGTATTATTTAAAAACCGAAGACTTTTTATGGACCTTTTACAATGATGAATACATTAAATCATTATTGCAATGTGATATAAAAGAAACCAAGTATGATACAAAAACACTGTTAGGAATGCAAAAATGCTTGATAATATAAAAGAAAAACTAGCATTTCTTTATTTGGATTTGCCTCCGTTTCCTGTAACATCTTCATTGATACAAAGGCTAGAAACAATAGTAAAAGAAAGCAGTTTTGATGACCAATTTAGAAATTGTAGACACATACCAATATACGTAAGTGCAGGAAAAGACATACGCAATAACAACTTGATTGAAAAACAATGGTCAAAAGAAAGTGAACAATTGCCTGAGATTAAAAATTACATTGAAACTTATGTTAAACCTTGGACTAATGAATTAGGACGTGTTGTAGTGATATGCACAAAAGCAGGAGAATCAAATCCAACGCATATAGATTGTAGTCGAAAAAACTTTGACAAACAGATGCTAGAACACAAATTTAGAGTGGTACTACGTGGACAAACAGACAACTTGTATTTTAATGGACAAAACACAAATTATCACATAAAAGAAAATTTAATAAATCAGCCTTTTGTAATGTCTGGATATTGGCCTCATAGTATGAGTAATAATAACTCTGATATGAAATTTACTTTGGCAATGGGTGCTCCTTGGACAGTGGAAGACCATAATGCAAAGTACGATCAACTATTGGACAACTCTATTAAAAAATATGAAAATTCTTACATATCTAAATTAGATATGACCATGCCTGAAGATATAGAAAGTTATTTTTCTAAATAGATTAAATTACTAGTCCTTGCTTGACCATGTCAGTAGGATGTATTTTATTAAAGTATTCATTTTGAATCCAACGTTCACCATCAAAGTCTAGCCACGGAGACCAACCTAACACAATACAAGTTCTATTTTTTATGCTGTTGTGATAGTTAAAATTAAATCTATGTACTTTGTATGTGTTCCAATGATATGCATAGCCTGGTTCAAAGTATAATTTTGTTCCTGTATCTTTAAATTCAATAAAATAATCTTCATCAAAAACTACAGGTATCAATACCCTGGACACTATTTCATTTCGTTCATCAGTATGCCACATAAATTCTTTGTCATCTTCGCTTACACTTTTTCCGTGTTCTGCGGCTCTTATTTCTGCTATTCTTCCTTGAATGGATTTTCTTTTGAGTTTATCGAATATGGTTGTAAAGGATCTATAATTTGTTACATCTGTGGCAACACGTAATCCTAAACAATCATCATATGTGTTAAATCCTTTTATCTGTATTTCTTCAGTTTGATTAGAATAATCATAATTTTCTAAATCTCTAACCCACTCTTTTGCATTAACATTTTTTATGGATCTTGGTTGACCTAGACCTTGTGCGTGTGTGGGTATGTTAAATTTGTAGTCAGGGTTATAGTTTAATCCTAAACCTCCATACAATTTACTTCGACTCCAATCACTGTTTCCTCTGTGGCACATACCATACCAACCAAACTTATCGAATGCACCTGTTACGTCTTGTTCTAATTCTTTCCAAGGTAAATCTATAGGAATTTTTACATACTCATCTTGACATTTTGGTTGTAATTCTTTGATACCAAAATGTTTACGAATTTGTTTTTCTCTTGATTGGTCAGTACCAAAATCTTTATCTAAAAAACTTTCTTGCATAATTTAAAATTATTTATAGCGTCATTTATGCCCTGTTTTTCTTCATGGCTATAACTTATCATGAGTGCCTTTCATGGGCACTGTACGACGCTAATTTTTGGTTCTACGGGGTGTTTTATGCCATTGCCACCCAAGCAGTTCCATCATAGAATGCTGGGTAAGGATTTGGTGTTCCGCCTTTGGAAGCAGGATCCCATGTGCTACCATCTGCTACTGCAATCATACCAGTTACTGGATTTGCTGGAGCATTGGTTTGTGGTGATAGTTTTGCAACACCATCCACATCTAATTCTGCATCTGGCTCATTTGGTGAACTACCATTAATTGCAAATTTACCTGTTTTGTAAAATTTAAAAAATTTAGCAAAACCGTGTACACCGTCATCAATTGAGAAAAACATTTGATTTGGTGTGACTGATACAAGACCAAAAAACGTTTCACCGTTTGTGTCTACTTTTGTGAATTGCAATCTTCCAACTGCATCTGTGTCACCTATTGCACCTGCGGCTTTTTGTCTTATGAATGCAACTCTTGGAAATTCATCATCAGTTGCGTGACCAATTCTAACAAGGTTAGTTGCTGTGTCTACATTGATTTGATAAACTTCATTAAGTCCTGTGTTAGGACCTGCGTTAAAATTAACATTGTTGATGTTTGAAATATTTGCGTTTGCACCATCAACTAATTGTGTTGAATCATCTCCAAACACTGAACCTACCACGTGACCTACAACTGAACCACTTACTGATCCTGTTATGTTTGCTGTGATTGAACCTGAAGCGGCATCAAATACAACTTGTCCTGCGGCGTTTTGTACATCACCTTTAACAGTACCTGTTACCAAGTTTGTTACTGTGATATCATCCACATAGGCATTTGCCCATCTTTCTGTGTTTGTTCCTAAATCTCTTGTGCTGTCTGTGTCAGGTGTTACGTTACCTGCAATTCCTGTGAAAGTTAATGAAGAAGCACCAACTGGACTTCCGCCAACTGTTACACCATCACCAACAAAAAGCGGTGCAACGCCCGCCGTTGTGTAATCCGTTACATATACAAGTTCGCCCAATGCAGGAGTGATTGCTCCACGTTCTGCGTTAGTTCCTCGTCTTAACTGTAATGCCATTTAAATATGCTCCTAGTACGTTTATTTATTCGTATTTATTTGTTCTTCTTAATAAACTTTTTAGTTCTTGTGCTGATATCTGCTTTTACCTTGCTTACATCCAGCCTAAAATCCACGTTTTTGATGGCATCTTTGTAGTGTACAAACATTTCGTTGATTGTAGCCTCTAATTCCTTAGATGAAACGTTTTTACGGCTGGGTTTCATGCGTACTTCCCATTTTTTACCGTCTTTAAAAGTTACATTAATGCTCTTAAGATATTGGACAGGTATAGCCGAAACTTCTACATCTCCGAATATTTCGGGCCATTCTCTTACTACCTGTTTAGGCAATTTGCCTTTGCTAAAACGTACCACAGCGACAGTTTCCACAATCTTAAGACTTTTTCTTACTTGGGTCTAAGTCTTCCGCATCCTTCCTCAATTTTGCGGCTTCCTTGTACAGTCTATCTGCATCGCTTCTCATTTTACCAGCAATCTGTTCATCTGTTAAAACTTTGCTGTCTTGAGGTTTTACACCTTCAGGCATTTTTGGCAATTTAGCGCCATCGGCTTTAACAGCCAAGTCATCAATTGATATGCCTCTTTGTTGAGCAATTACTTTATTCAAATCACTTAATTGAATAATAGACTGAGGATTTTGTACCATCTCGATTTCTTCAGTTGAAATCTTTTCTAAATTTCCTGCTTTAAAAAATTTAGGTAAAGCATTTGTTCCTGATGGCAACGGGTTTCTTTCCATTGCTTGATACAATTCATTAGAAGATTGTCCTTCATTAGATTCAATTATTCTCATTAAACCGTCATGGTCTCCTTCTTCTAATTTTGCAGTTCTTATTACAAGAGCGTGTTTACTGTCTCCTGGAATAGTTCGGTAGACCACTGCAACTTTTTCATTAGTGCCTTTGATTCTACCTACGTGTTTCATGTCGGCCATTATTTTGCCTCCTTATTACTTGCATCTTTGATTGTTGTCGCAGGTGCAGTTTCAGTTTTTTTACCAGCGGCATCTTTTTGTTGTGATTCAACAATTTTTAAAAATGCTTCTAGTTTATTGTAAGTTGCCCCAACAGCCTGCATTTCATTTGCCTTGAATGCACCTCTTGTTGACGCCACATCAATAATTGATCTAATGACTCCCAAATCTTGAACAGTTAAGTCTGCCGCTGGTGCTTGAGCGCCAGCAGGTGCTTGACCTACCTGTGCTTGTTGTGGAGCATTTTTTGTTTCTTCTGTCATATCGATATGTCTCCTTTATTATTTTTAGACTTTGTTATAACTGAAATATTTACTATTGATGAATGAATGGACAGCTCAAATTGAATATGGACATTTCTTTTGGTGCTTCAAACCCTACCAAAAAAATATATTGAAACTTGGCTTCGCCGTCAAGCACGAGATGTCTACCAAAATAGTATCGACTTTTTAGATTTTGTTCTATCCACTTTACAACCTGCTCTCCTAATTCATCGGATTCAAAGTTGTATTTTTCACAGTTCAAGTTTTTTGGTTTCTTTTTAAACCTTCTTACATTGAAATAATTTAGTGGATTGGGTGTGTTTGTTTTTTGTAGCATTAATCTTCGTATCTTACTGTGACGCCGAATGGTGCTTCAACGTTTTTATCGTGATGTTCATGCACCACAAACACAGTATCACAGTACTCTGAATCTCCCCAGGTATCCCAAGTATAACCATCTGTAAACATGATAAACTTTTTAGGTTCAATGCCATGTTCTTTCATATACTCCCAGTTTGCCATAAAGTCTGTTCCGCCACCGCCTTCAATATTGTATTCTGTAAGACTGTCGTCATGCGGCGTAAAATCTTGTTCGTTGTGAACCTCGGTGTCAAAGCACCAAATTTTAATATTGTAATCTGCATACTGTGACATTATGTTTTGTATTTCACCTAAGAATATTTTAACTTGTTCATCTCTAATAGAACCTGAAGTGTCTATGGCAACACACACATCAATTGTTTCATCGTGTTTTGTACCAGGAAGTATAGCACCAGAGTGCCATGCTTTTCTGCTAGGTCTTGTAAATGTGTAGTCGTTCTTAATAACACTTTGAATCTGTGTTTGTAGCACTTCTCTCCAATTCATTTTTGGCTCTGTAAACTGCTTTATTACTCTTTCAATTTCTTTAGGAAGATTGCCTGCTCCGGCAGTTTGTGCCGCCTGCAACATAGAGTCTTTTATTTCATCTTTAATTGATTCTAATTCTTCTTTAGAGTATGTAGGTTGTTTACTGCCTTTATCATCTTTATCTTTTTTATCTCCACCACCTGGCGTGTTTCCTTTTTCCCAATCAATGTGTTCATCTAAAAGTTTTCCAAGTTTGTCCATCTGCTCTTTACCTTTTTTGTAGATGTCATCATACACTGCTTCTGAAGTCCAACCATCATATTTCCAATCTTGGAATATTTGTATGTCCTTTGGTTTTTCACCAATATTATCTCTCACAAGAGTATTGTTCACAATGTAATCACAGGCAATGTTATGCAGTTGTGGATCTCTATCTTCTCTTCTAGTCATGTGATCAAATACACAATGAAGTATTTCATGTGCAATTACAAATTCTATTTCTTTGTTTGAAAGTTTGCTGAAGAACTCTACATTGTAAAACAAGTTTCTGCCGTCAGTTGCCGCAGTTGGGCACCATTCATCACATTCTTGTATTTGTAATCTAGTAGCCATGTTACCAAAGAATGGATGTCTTAACAACAATCCTACTCTTGCAACAACAATTTTATCTATTACTTCTGCTTTAAGTATTTTGTACTCTTCTGGTGTAATTTTTGTTTTTTCTATTGTGTCCATCATATTATATTATACATTTTTTTGGTATTATAGTCAACCTGTTTTTGGTATAGGGCACCGTTAAAAGTGCCCTATTGTCAGCACTTTTATTTGATTGATTGAGCGGCAGTGACATACTTGCCATATTTTTCGTGGAACTCATCAAAACACTTGACTTTATCAGGATCAATCGGTAATTGATACTGCGTTAGAGCAAGTTTAATACCCATTACAACAAGTTCGGTATCAAAGTTGTCCATCATAAATCTAAGAAACCTATTGACCTTTTCGTCAAATTTCTTATCTTTCTTGTCACAAGCATCTTTAAGTTCATAACATAAAGAAACCGTAAGCGAGTACATAGCACTTATTTCTTTCGATTTCAATGTGTCCACTTTACCATCTAAAATCTCAGATGGATTTGGCAACTTACTTGCCACTTTTCTGTGAGCCATGAACTTAACTGCAAGTCCTTCACCCACTGCACCACTGACCATATCAGTCGTTGTGCTTTCATCCAATTCATCTGTTAGTAATTGACTAACAAATGACCAACTTCTCGGAGTCGCAAACGAACGACTAGGTGACTTTGGATCAAAGTCGTATAAGTCCTTCTTGCTGAAAGTCAAATATCCTAAAACATCTTTATGGATGCTTTTGTCAACTGCCCATTCAAACCAGTCATCGAACTCAACTTTCATCTCCAAGTGAATGAATCTATTTGCCAACGGAGCAGGCATTCTGTAAACAACACCTTTGTCTGCCTCTCTATTACCTGCCGCAATAATAACAACATTGTCTGGTAGGCTGTATGTACCAATTCTTCTGTTTAGGATTAATTGATATGCCGCCGCTTGTACACTTGGTGCCGCGGAATTCATTTCATCTAAAAACAAAATGATACATTTATGTTTCTTGGCTAATTTCTGATCTGGAAGTTCTGAAGGTTGAGCCCAATCCATTGTATTCTCTTTTGAATTGAAATATGGAATACCTTTAATATCTGTTGGCTCCCATAAACTTAACCTAATATCAATAGTATGAGCATCCATACTATCTCCAATTTGGTGAATGATTTCTGATTTACCAATCCCAGGGCCTCCCCATAAAAAGATTGGTCTTTTAATTTTTAGTGCGTGTAAAATACTAGCCTTTGCCTTGTTTGGGCTAACTTGTCTAGTACCTATTGTGTCTTGTGCTTTTGGCATATGTTTGTACTCCTATATTAACTTGTTGTATAGTATTATAATATATTCATGTACCAAAAATGTCAACCAGAAATAATGACTTAAAACGTCAAGGTTTATGCGGGTGATTTGACCTGTGGATAACTATTCTTCAGTTTCTAGTCTTGAAATTGCTTTATTGAGACCGTATTTTCTAATATCTCCAGAAAATAACATCAATTCCATTGCTTTTCTTTCGTTGGTAACAACAATACCATCTTCTGCTAATAGATATGGACAATTAATATATTTGTCTAAAAATATAATCACTTGAGTTGTAAGGGTAAAATCTACAGGAAAAGGAACTTCGTAAACTTGTATTTCTAATCTTTCAGTTATAAATGTAAACCCTTCATCGGTTAACCTCAACCCTCCTGAACGTCTAGTGTTTTTCCACCAAATAGGCATGTATTCTTTCATGGTATTTTCACCCAACGAAATATTTGCTTGTTTTAGGAAAACTTTTGTGTAGGCTTCTTTAGAAATCATTTTTCACTGACAGTTTCACCTTGGGTCAATTTGACCACTGTGAATTCTTCAGTGTTGAACATAGTGTTCAATTTCTTCGCAAGATTGAATGCGTGTCCAGGATTTGAAAATGAGACCTTTTTGTATTTTGGTCCTGGATAATTGTTCAATAGATTAGATGACTTCAAATTGAAGGGATTGTTTTTGTAGAAAACTGCCCAAATGGCTTCAGCCGCCAAAACTTGCTCTGATTTATAGTCGCTTTTATTGACGTTTTCTAATAATATTGTTGGTTTAGGTCTACTCATAATATGTAATATTTATCCAATTTTGGATTATATTATGCGTAGTTAATAGATTATAGACTTCCGCCGTCTACTTTAACTTCAATATCTGATTGATTATCTGCTTTTGCAATGATGTTTTCGTAGTTACCAGCCAATCGTGCCAACACTGTGCCAAGGCTATATGCAACTTCTTTGGCATTTGCTATGTCCAAAGTAACCTGCTTCTGTTGTGAACTGTCTGCATTTTTAATCTGTTGTAGCAGTCTTTCAATGGGTGCAGTGTTAATAGGTGCTTTTGTTTGCATTTGCTAACTCCTGTTTCATTTCTAATTGTGTTCTAAACGGACCTTTAAAAGGATATCTGTCTAGTGTCAACATTTTAGGGCAAAAACTTCTTACCCATCCTTTTTCAAACTTTATAATGTAGTATCCTGCACAATATAAACTTTTAGATTTTTTGCTTTTTGTAAACAAAGGTAATTTTTTTTGCACATCAAATATTTGATTGTATGCTTTGAATTTGCTTGGGTAGTCATATACTGAAACTTCTTTCAAAACTTTAGGAAAATCTTCTATATCGTCTAAAGTAGATCCCCACATCCAACTTCCATCAAATCTGCTTTGAAGTTGTACCTGATTATCAAATATCATTGTACCAGTATCGCAACTAAACATATACCTTCTGTCTTCTTGTTTACAAATTGTTCCTAGTTTTCTTCCATCTTCTTCTAGTATCCAAAAACGTCCATCTAGTATAGGTTTGGCAAAATATTTTGTTACCATGTTATTCTCCTTTTTTGTATTTTGCGTTTAATGGTTCTGCATATGACTCTGGAGAGTCTGCAATTCTCTGCATATCCCATTTTGCACAGAACTTTATTAGTTTTAAACCAACTTGTTCTATTTGTTTTTCAGTAGCACTGGCTACTGTGTCTTTTATAATCTTTTGTATTTCATCTGGTTGTGCTGTTAAATCACACAGTTTTACATTTCTTTGATAATCATCTAGCACTCTGTGTTCTGCACCTTCATGATCTACCCATCTTTGTAACATTAAATTATTCCAATTATAACCTTTTGATTCTCTATCTGCAAAGGCTTCAAGTAAACCTACTTTCTTTTTAGTTCCTTTTGTACGCACACCAGGATATGCTGAAAAAACGTTGTCTGAACTATCGCCTCTCATACATTTTTCAAATAACAACCATTGTGGATTTGGAGCAGGTTTTTCTTCTTTTGTTTTTTTGTCTATCACACGTTTGCCTTTTTCATCAAAGTATCCTTCGTGTGTGGTTGTAATATCTTGAATACCATTAAATTGTTTTACATTAGGTGCAATCAGTTGGGCAAAGTCACCATCTGTAGATACAACTACATGATTATCGTTAGGATGTGCTTGGATCCACCCTGCAATTAAATCATCTGCTTCTAAATTTTCGTGTCTCAATACAGTACAATTAGTTTTTTCGTCAATAAAATTTTTAAAATTATCAAATGTTTCCCAGAACACTTCGTCTTCTTCTACCTCAGTTTCTGTTCTAACTGCTCTAGCATCTGACCTATTACGTTTGTATGGAGCATAATGATCCTTTCTCCAACTGCGTCCTTCTAAACAGAACACAACATGACTGCCATCAAAATCTCTCCATACTTTACGTATTGAATTAAATGTGATGTGCAGTGCCATACCTATCTTTTCATTAAGGTCACCTCTAATAACGTGCCTTGCTCTGAAGAATGTGTTTGCAGTATCTACTAATATGTGTGTTGTCATGCGTTAAACTCTATACCGTTTGTACGGTCTCCTTCATAAAAACCTGTGTCAAATAAATCAAAAGCCATGCTGACTCTTTCTTTTTCACCTTTGTGCGTGTCTGCTTGATGAAATATGTAACTAGGAAACAGTGTTAAGCCACCTGCAACATTTTTTGTTTCATACACCATTCTAGGATTCACAGGATTGTGATATACTGTTTGCGTTGAATAATCTTCAAGATGTAAATTTCCGCTCAAATAAGAAAAATGTTTAGCACCATGACAGTGTATGTCTATAGGTTGATCTTTCCTTAATACGTTTGCCCAGCAAAACATAATACATTTTCTTGGTTGTGTTTTGTATTCGTCCATAAAATTAATGTAAGACTGTTGTAGCCAATTAAACAAAGTATTAAACACACTAACATCTTTTGCTTCTTTAAACAAGTTAAAACTTTTGTATTGTGCAGTTAAACTTTCTTTTCCTAAACCAGTACCACCATCATCTCCAGACTTACCTTTGTGCGTAGCAATTATATTTTGTTCGTTGCTTATGATCCACTCACGCATTGTATTCAAATCTGCAGTGTTTTCGTATTTGTCAAACCATAATGGAATGTTCCATGTTGGAGCAAACTCATTCATTGGATGCATACTTTTGTGGATTTGTAACATTTTATCTCGCAGTGTATATGTCTGATCTATTAATTCTTCTTTTCAACACTCTTAATAATTCATCCATTTTATCAATTACAGCAATTAAATCTGGATCAACAATCATTTTTTGTTGTTGTCTTAATGAATCATACTCTTTGATTGAAATACGTACCATAGGTGATAAGTCTCTAGTGGATTCGTTTTCGTATGTCATATCATGATCGTGTGTGTCTGCACCGTGTTCATGTGTGTCGTTGTTGTCTGTCATATTTTCTCCTTAACTAATTTCCGATTTATCGTCACTTAAATTTTTTGTGTTAATGTACCCTGCACCTCTGTCTGGATCTTGTCCACTATCTTCAAGCACTTGTTTTGCAATAGTTTTAAACCACTGATCAACTATCTGTTCATTTGATTCACCTTTGTATCCTGCGTCAACCAACTGCTCAATAAATTCATTGTTCCAATCTAGTTCAAAAAACCCATTCTTTATATTGTCTTTATTAATGTGTGTGTTCAACACAGCCACCCAAGGTTTTCCATCTTTAGTTGCTTTTTCTTTTTCCAACTTTAATGCTTCTAATTTAGGATCACTGCTTGGTGTTGTTTTCTCTTCTGTCTTTTTAACAAAGACATCTTTTACTTTTTTCATTATATCCATTTTCTTATCTCCGTTAAATGTTTTTCTTTTTCTTCCTTTGTCATATTTTTACGTTCCCCAGGCGTTTCCGAATATGTCGACATGGAGTCTTGGAGTATATCTCCATCCTCTTGCCATTGCCAATTCGGCAACATTTTTTGTGTTGAGTTTGTACTCTTCTGATCTGCCTCCCAATGGCATGATATAAACGGGAACGTTGATTCCCACTTTATTGTACTCGGCAACTGCTTTTGAAACTTCATCAACATCGGAAGCATCAGCAACCACAAATTTAAAATACATTTTACTATTAGGAATCCTATTGTAAGCAAGAGCAATTTCAGGCTTAATAGCAGTAGCCCAAGGTTCACCTGATACGGAAAGTTTTGGAGAGCAACTCCAAGTGACTTCGAACCTGTCTTGATTTCTGATGTAGTCTTCAAAATCCTTATGTAAAACCTGCGTTGTATTTGTCTCGAAAGTAACATTTTTTAAATCTTTCATTCTAGGATGTTCAAATAAATCGATGTATAATCTCTGCCATCCTAACAAAGGTTCACCGCCTGTCAAAATAAAATGGACATCTTGTCCATTTGCCATTGTCCACTTGCCTTCAGGAGTTAATGATAACACATGATCCACTACTTCGTCAACCGTTTTGTCCATCATATATTTTTTAAATTCTGGATATATGCTGGCATATGTGTCGCAACCTGTGTGAATGATCGGCAAGTCTTCAAACTTTTCAACTTTGTCTAAAATCCCATCATCTAATAATGCTTTAACTTCTGGATTGTATTTTATTCCTTGCTTTAACTTCTCTGCTCTATTAGGATGTCTATCTAAACCAAAGTTCATACATCTAAAGTTACAACCAAATGTTCTTAAAAAAACACTAGGAACACCTACAAATCTTCCTTCACCTTGCACAGAATAAAATGCTTCTGAATATCTCAGTTTACTTGCCACTAGCAAATTCCTGTTGTAATTTTATATTGTCCATAAATTCCTTTTTAGTACCTGCGTCATCTTTAAATGCACCTTTCAGTACTGTTGTTTGTGTAAGACTACTATGTGCCTTAACACCTCTGTTTTCAACGCAACCGTGTGTTGCTTGAACATACACACCTAAGTGTTTTGCATCAGTGGCTTTTTCAATTTCACGTGCGATGTCATTTGCAAGTTCTTCTTGCAGTGTACCACGTTCAGCACACCATTGAGCAATACGTGTATACTTGGAAAGACCTATCAGTTTGTCTGCGGCAATTATACCAATGTATGCAACACCTCTAACAATTTGATGATGATGCGAACACATACTTGTAAGTTCACTTCTTACAACTAGCATACCTTCATATCTTGATGCACTATCATTTGGAAATGCAGTTGCAGTAGGCATTGGATCATATCTTCCTGCCATTAGTTCGTTCATATACATTTTTGCAAGACGTTTACCAGTTCCCTTGCTGTTGGGATCGTTATGTCTATCAATTAATAATTTGTCAAGAACATTTTCAAAAGCAACTGCGGCTTCTTCAATAAGTTCTTCTTTGTCGCCTTCTTTTAAGACTTTAGAAATATTATCTCCTGCCCAATACCTTACACCGGCCTCTTTCAGCCTTTCAATTATTTCTTTACTTTTGCTCATTAATCCCTCTTGATATATGTTTCAAGCACATCAAGTTGATCATGATATTCAGCAATCACTTTTAATTCCTTTTCAATTGCTTCCAATACGTCTGGATGTTCTCCAATACCTACTGATTTTTCCATGTATATTTCAACATTAGCGGCGTGTTTTTTAATATGACCTTTTGCGTGTTCCACAAGAGCATCATATATCATTTGTCTATTGCTCATAGTTTTCTCCTTATTATGTTATATTAACAAATTTGTTCCACTTTGTCAATGACTGCTTTGGCTACTGTTTGGTTTGCTTCTACCGTATAGTGGTTTACATCACCACGATTCAATAACCAAAAATCACTGAAGTCTAATTTGTGTGTTTCTTTAGAAATATTGGCACTTAAACCAAAATGATCTATTGCCAAATATGGTACATCACCTATCATTCTGTTTATTTCTTCCCTTATCAATTTGTAGGTACCTATCTGATAGTCATCGTCCCAATGATGTACAAACCAATTTTTGGCAGTGGATAGACTTTCATTGAACCAATCAAACCTATCTTTTAAATCACTGTATATCAAATCACAGTCTTTGTGCAGTCCTTTTTTATGAATAGGATGTTTTGATGTGTGTACTCTGAATGGACTGGTATGTGCCACTATCACACATTGATACAATGATTTCCAATTAGGATTTGTGCTTTCCAGGTCTTGTAATTGACGCAATATCTTGTATTCTCCTACACCTGCTTGAGCAACATTGTTCACGGAATATTCTTCTGCTAGTACGTCTACCCAACCTGGAGTTTTTGCTTTGTATTCTGCCGCGAAACTATCACCTAATAATGCTATAAACTTTTTAGCCATGGTATGTATTTCTCCGCCACTGCTGTGTGGTAATCAATATTAAAGTGTTCTTCATCTTCTAAAAAATAATCCTTTGCTTGTATATTTAGGCTTTGCAGATAGTCTTCCACACTCTTTTCTGCTCTTTTGGTAACTTTCATTTTACCAAAATAATCTGTCTTAGTGGGCCATACTCCTCTGCTTCTGAAATTGAACACATACAGTTTTGCTTTGTTGTCTGCACAAATATTGTCCCATGCATACAAGTTCAATAAAAATTCTTTCTTTTCTAACATAGTGTTGCACTCATTGTACAACTTTATATTCATCCAGGGATCTGATCTAAGGTCTGGCTTTATTAAACCTTTGTCAGGACTAAACTCTAAACCTAAACTGTTTTGATAATCTTCACCTGTTGGTTTAGTAAGTATTTGAACTGTTTCCCCTGCAACTGGTTGATCACTAAATTTTCTAATTAAGTCTGTACTCTCTTGATGTTCTAATGTAAAATGATTTGTTGGCACTGCTTCATTTTCTAACTTGGGATCAAAACTGATTACCATTCTATTCAATGGCGCCAAACAGATGTACACTTCTGTAATATCATCAAATTTTTCAAACATAGATTTTAACCAAGTTGTGTACAAAGTGTTTGTACTGCCTGGTTGTGCATATATCGAAACTGGCTTATTTGTTAGTTTTTGATATATTTCACAATAGTTGTTTGAATTCCAAAAGGAATAACTGCCAGGACCTACTTTACCTGCCACAGTTTGATAACCAACTGTATGACTGTCTCCTATGAATAATGTTCTGCTCATTTTTTAAACTTTCTTATGATCCAAGTGACCAATGCCATTATGGCAGTGATTAATGCTCCTATACCTAACTTCATTTTTTAACCCTAATATCGTAATTGACAATACATCTTGGTCCTTTAGTTGGAATGCCGCCGCCAT